TACCTAAGATTCGCCTCCCTTCTGTTTTCAGGAATTTACTTATCTCAGTGAGTTCCGTTGAGCTGCGGTAGTATTCACCAAAGTATGATTTTATCTCCTCGGCAAAATCGGTGAACGTCCCATTACTGCTCTCTATTTTATCGACAACTAACTTTAGATCCGCAGCTAAATAGAACCAGTATTGCTCTTCATATTCTCGTATCTGATCTAAATTCATTCTATCTACCTTCCTTGGGGGGCATTTGCCCCCGAATTATTTAATTCGTACCCACATAATCGAAGAACAGCGTTTTCGATTATTCCCGAATTATGTAGCTCATTTAACAAATGCTCGTACACATTTGCTGCGATAATATTTGAAGCCGTTGGTGACCCATCGAAAGCGGGGCCGATCTCGGGAATATCCGTCCCTAGATGGTGATGCCTAGCAGCTAGGCTTAGTAAGTCGCTATGGTAAACGGGCACATGACTATCTGCTATTTCGTGCAATAGATCCGACCATTCGTCGACCGTTGTAAAGCCAGCCTTAGTACCTTGCTCTATAAGCTCTTCTTTGGCATCCCTCACCAAGTCGTAAAGCGTCAATTCTGAGTTAGACATTTTTTTTAACCTTCCTATGGTTATTTGTTTCCCACACGACAGTATAACCAAACTTGTAAACCACGTGCAAGCAAATTTTATACAATCACGCTTGCACAGGAGTAACTATGTTTTCCCAGGACGCGTACCAGGGGGCGAGTATGGTACAATCTACCCATCAATCGATAACATCGTATCAACATGTTATTCGGAGCTATTAATGTTAATGATAGTTCCAATTAATTTCTAACTATCATGTTATTAATGATGCAATGTAGGTGTAGATATTATTGGCTACCGAGTAAGTTGGGATATAACTTTACATTCGATCTCTCTTTGTCTAGATCAACAACACTAACAATACCCACGTATCCACCCCGTATAGGGTACTAGGTGCTTCACTGTGGCACGTTTCCGCGTTAGCAGTAGTTATCCCCTCCCATCCCCATTACTTTATTAATACGCGCACGCGAGGGTTTGACCAGACCGAACCTCTCATTATATACGTAACTACCCCTTCGAAAAAGCAACGAATATTCACCCCTTTACATATTCGGAATAGTGTGTATAGTAGTGCTTGGAGCAAATACATAAATAGAGGAAGTGTATTAATGCCGAAAACATTCATTAGAGGTGAATTCAGAGGCCAAAAAAGCATGGACGAAGCGCTAAAAGCAGGAGATGAGACGGAGGCGCGTTTTATCGAGTTGTTGGAAAGCAGAGGTTACGAGGTTTATGAATCAGAGGATCTGGATTATAGTCCTATTTTTATAGATGTAATTGGTGTGAAGGGCGGGCGTGAGGTGACTTTCCAGGTAAAGGGTCGGAATAGGCCTGGGAGACATAGGGGCTTTAACGATAACTTTGTTACTATAGAGCTGACGAATGTTCTCGGTCTAAAGGGTTGGGTACATGGAAAGGCAATGTATTTAGCCAAAAGAGTTAAAAAAGGATTTGCTGTTTATAGAATGGCTACCCTCAGAGACTTTGTTAAAAGTCGTGTGGGCGAAGAGGTTGCTACCAGTCTTATTGATACATACGAAGGTAATGGGGGCTTGTATAAAAAATACACAAGACCAGGGCGGAAGGACGAAATAGTGTACGCTTCCAGCTCTGATATTGAAAAATATTTTACGGCACAAGGTGAACGTATCTATTTCTACCCATGGGTGGAGCCTTTAGATTAATGGACGCTCCTCGTCGGCCCATTAGATACGATCCTCGGTACACTAAAGAGGATATTCCAAATCTAATTAAAATGGACGAAGCGCTAATTGCCAGGGAAAAGAAGTGGTTTAAAAAATATCCTGCATTAGAACCTACTTTTATGGGAGATATGATGCGTTCAGCGGAGCAAAGTCTGGCTCAATTAGAAAAGAACCCTATGGCTTATATAAATGCCCACAACAAAGCCGTAGATAAGAGGAAAAAAGCACGCAAACCACGTTGACTCAGCCGCAGTGCGAAGTCTACTTTAGGTGTGTGGATGGATTAATTTCCCTCCACCCTTCCTCTGTATTGGTAGCGGGGCCTCTTGGCTCTCCACTGAGGGGTTCCGCTACCTGCTTTTCTAATCAAAATAAGGATTTATCTTAATGTCTCAAACTAGCCTCGAAGTCGAGCCTCCATTTACCGAAACCAAAACATTCATCGAGCTAGAACAAGAGAGTTGGGATAAGCGACATAGCCAATCTGAAGAAGTTTTTAGGCTGTATCGACGAATGGATCTACTCGAAAAGCAAATGGGATTTTTACAAAAAGAAAATTTGAAGCTGAAAGAAGAGTTGTTTTTACAGAGTAATGGGTTGTTACCAGAAAATGCTGTTGCGTGCGACCCGTTCGATGATGAAGAATGTGAAGCGTGTCAGTAGCTATGGCGTATACTTTAGATGTCATATCAATGAAAGAATGTATTTGTTATATGAGCTGTATATGCGAAAAAAGTAGCTGTAACTGTCCTGAAGACTGTGAGTGTTCTGAGGACTGCGAATGTAAGGGGTGATCCAATGCCAAAGGGTAAAGGTACATACGGATCGAAAGTAGGTAGGCCACCTAAACGCAAACCCAGACGTAAGCCAAGGCGCAAATAGGTCAAAAAACAGCTAAACTATAAATACCGAAAGGTGTTTGTTGATGTTGCTGTACAACAAAAATATTCGGGAAGAGAGCCGAGATGTACACCGTGTACTGGCTAATTATCCTGGTGAAGTTCAATTATGCCTGCTTATCTACCTTCGTGCTGCGCTTGATGCAGAAGATGCGTGGGAGTCTTCTGCGTTCCAAAACCAAAGGGCCAGACCAGAAGAATACATAATGCTGATGGAAGTCCGTAGAAAGCTAAGGGAGGACGCAGAGGATTTTATGCAAAGGGTTATAGAAAAAACAGATGAAGACGATCAGTACTCTGTGGTAAGCCTTGCTCATAGTATTATGAGTGTGTGTTTAGAAAACGCAGGAATTGAGATTCAGGGCTTTGCCAACAAAAACTGACATGGAGCTTTTAGCGGGAGTTGAAAGCACGGAACTTTTTAATAAGGCTTATAACGCCTTGTCCGAGCGTGATAAGCGGTGGTTAGGTGAAGACAAGTTTGATCGTATTTGCATAGCTAAATCTAAAGGTATGCGCGAATCCATGTTTTCTAAGGAAGTCTTTAACTTTTCTGATGAAGATCTTGTTCAACGTAAGTTAAGGCCCTATGCAATTACTACAAGATTTAAAGATATACTTAGAATCCCCGAGGTTAACGACTACGTTAAAGCGGTTAGTTTAGATGACACGCCTTCATGGACAGAAGCAATGCACGAGTTGCGAGTGGACGCACAGGCGGTAATCAGGCAAAAATTACACCGAGGCGCAAATTCAGAGAATCCTGACGCAGCCACGGTTAAGCTGGCGCAGTGGGCAGCGGAACAGGAATTAGGTAAACCTATTGAGCAACACAAGCATACGCACGAAATTGGCGAAAACTTCCGTAAAGCCATTGGAGACGCAGCAAACCGCATTGCTGGCGAACTTTCCGACAGACTTGGAACCGAAGAACCTTACGCCGTCATTGATGCGGAAGTTAGCGATTTGGGAGATGGCGAATCAATACCTGGAGAAGAATCCTGACCCAGACTTACCACCTTACAGTCCCAGTCCCGAGCAATGGCGGGTACACCTCTGTGGAAACGAACAAACCCTAGTTGCAGGTGGTGAGGCAGCGGGGAAGAGCCGCATGGGTGCTCAGGAGATGCTTGGACGCATAAAGCCAGGTGGCCGTTACTGGTTTGCAGGTCAGCAGTACGAAGCTACTCACGTAGAGTTTATGTACATACTTTCTCTTCTAAAAGCTATCGGAGCGGTTACCCGCAAAGACCAAGTGCGTATGCCAATTAAGGAAGCATGGAGTATAAAACCAGGGCCACCTTTTGAAGACGCTGAGATATCTACTCGTACCGTAGAAGACTTTACGAAGATTCGTGCATGGACTTTAGATGGGGCCTTGCTATGTGAGGCAGCGTTATGTTCCTTTGAGGCGTACAAACGATTAGAGGCCAGATCAGTACATAGACGCAAGAACGCATGGCTATTACTTACGGGTACCTTTGAAAAAACAGAAGGCCCCTGGTACGCCAAGTTATATAACCAGTGGCAAATAGAGGGCGCAACTGGAGAATCTTTTAGTGTCCCCACCTGGTCAAACACAGTGCTGTACCCAGGTGGTGAGAATGACGATAAAATACTTGAATTACGCCAAAACATGGATGAAGACCGCTTTATGGAGCGCCATGCAGGTAAGCCAGTGCCTCCATCAACACTTGTGTTCCCACGCTTTGATATCGATACACACATAGGTGACTACGCTTTTAGAGCTAAAACAGAAAAAGACGACCTTGGAGATCGTGATACATGGCCTGTGGAACTGGCAATAGACCCTGGCTACGCTAATTATGCAATCCTTGCAGTGCAAAGAGGCTATACCCACCACGGAGTTCCTTGTGTGTACGTCATAGATGAAGTGTGGGGGCATCGCAAAACTACAGAAGACTTATTACAAGAATGTAAAAAGCGACGTTGGTGGCGTAATGTGCGTAAGGGTTATGCGGGAGTTATTGATGTTGCAAGCAAACAGCACCACGGAGACAGGTCTGTACGAGAGGTGTGGAGGGCTAGTGGTTATATGCTAAGAAGCCGTCATGTGAAGATAGAAGCAGGGATAGATCGGGTGGCTTCCTTTCTGCAAGATGCGTCATTAAAGAACGCAGTTGACAAAAACCAAAAACAAAGGTGGACAGAAAAAGAAGATTGGGCGAGGCTATTTATCGACAAACGTTGTAGTCAGCTTATTGAGGAGTTTACAGAGTATCGGTATGCAGAGGGGCCAGATACCGCCCGCAGAATACCGATTGATGCATATAATCATGGAATTAAAGCTCTTGGCTACTACCTTATTGATAGGTACGGCCATGTTCATCGTCGTCCAACAAGAAGTGTTGGCTTCAAAATGGTTGTGTAATGCTTGCGTATCTTTATGACAGTGAAGGGAATAAGTACATAGTGCCAGCTAAGTATTGTGTTTTGGTTGAAGTCGCTGGTCTTGAGCTAGCAGATCAACCAGAAGAAGAGCATTTCCCGATAGATTTTGACATTATGGAGCTAGATATTTTACGAGACAGAGTTAGATCAGAGAAATTAGGCGGGCCTCAAGATGGCTGATTGGAAACCAGACTTACATTATATAACTGAGTTACTCTCAGATTTGGAACTACGATTTCAAGAACGCAACGATCTCGTAGATCAGTACTGGGACATCCTCACTAATAGAGAGGAATTCGATATTCCCGAAGCCTATGAGCATACTACGCTCAAGGTTAAGACTGGTTTACCTATGACCTGGATACGAAAGGAAGTTGGGGCTTTAACGACACTACCCTTTAGTGTTCATGTTCCACCGCCACCAGGTGCGACGCCAGAAGATAAATTAAACGGGGAAACTATAGAGAGATTTCTACCTGCTTTATGGAAGCAAATAGAAACACAGCAAAAGCGTGACATTTACCGTGATCTTATACACGATATGGTCGCCACGGGCTGGGGGGTTTTAAAAGCAATTTACAGACCGACTGCTTGGCAGGGCATGCCTGAGCTGAGGGAAATGTTTGACAAGAAAAGCGATAACCCTATTGATTATTCGCCCGAAGAACTGAAGGAATACAACCGTAAATTAGATAACTTTATTGCAGGTGCACCAGTTCCATTTACTTTTCGTACTGTAGACGTTAGAACTGTGTATCCAGTGTGGGGTGAATTTGGTGTAGATGCAGTAATAGAGAATTCACGTAGACCATTTAGCCGTGTACAGCGCATGGCAGGCCCATTTGGTGGCGTTCCTATCATGGGGGATGATATGGATCCAACGGACGAGGTAGAAGTTGTGGAGTATTGGGACGATAAATGGATGGCTTTAGTAATAAATACAGGCGGTAGAGGTGGTGGGGCAGGTGGATCACGACCAGGATGGCACTTTGTTGGGGCTATGGAGCACGGTTTAGGCCGAATTCCATACTGGTTTGCCCCTGGCGAAGAGACTGGGTCGACCGAAGAAGCCTATAGAGCGGTTTCAGCTCTGTTTGGAATTAAAGATATCAACGCTGCAATCAACTTACTTTCTACAATTAAGCTCAATAGGGCATATTTAACTGGATTTCCAACCTACCAAAGTCGCAGTGTTGTGGCTGATGAGGACGGAGAAGGTGGTGTACCGCGTCCTGTAAGCCTGGAAATCGGCAAAATTAACCCTGTTGACCCTGATGATCCGCGTGGAATTGAGCCTGTAAATATTCCTGAGTTCACAGGTGACGTTGAGAGCATGATTGGCCTGCTTTTGCAGTATTCAAGTTCTACTCAGATGGATGATACGGCAGCGGGTGGTGGTGCGTTTAGCGGAGAGTCAGGTTTCCTACGGGCTATGCGAACAGAGCAAGCTCGTGCTGGCTACCATCAGATCATAGCCCACGCTGAACGAGAGTTATCTGATTTTATGAACTGGATACTACAGATGATGGAGGAATATAGTATGAAGCTCCACATCTTAGAAAAACGACAAAAAGTAGCCCCCGCAGGAAGCATCTTAGATGAAGACTCGCAATGGATTAGCTTAAATCCTGAGCAAATTAATGGATACCATGCTGTTGAGGTTCGTATCGAGCCATTTAACCCAGTTATGGATATTGCTAGAGGTACGTATGCAGCTAATCAAGCAGAGCGAGGATTCTGGAGCAGTCGCTTTGCCCGTGAGTTTGCAGGGATCAAGCAGCCTGAAGTTATGGAAGATGAGATTACAGCGGAGCGCATAACTCAGGCACTAGATCAACAAATAGCTGAGGCTGCAATTGCAAGGCTTGGGTTTGGTGGGCCAGCAGACGAGCCACAACAAATGGCTATGCTCGGCCCAGATGGGCAGCCACTGAACCCCGCATTAGCAGGAGCCTTGGGTGGCAGGCCCCCAGCAAGTCCAGGTATTCCAGGAGCAGGCGCACCTTTAGTTGGCCCAGCGAACGGGCCTAACGTTCCGATAGGGCCATAATATGCCACAACACTACGCTGACCTAGCAAGAGAAGCAGCTATCAAATATAAGATTGACCCTAATATTTTTATAGCGCAATTGAATCAAGAATCAAGATTTGACCCAAGGGCAGTAAGTTCCGAAGGGGCTGTGGGGCTTGGGCAAATTATGCCACTTCATGTGGATCACCCAGAAAAACCATTAGTAACCTGGCGGGGTAACGCCTACACTCCTGGTGACTGGCGAACAGATCCAGAAAGCAATATTGATTACGCTGCTTTCTACTTATCTAAGCAGCTTGATACATTTGGGACATATGCCTTGGCCCTTGCTGCATATAACGCTGGCCCAAAGAACGTAATACAGGCTGGCAGGCAGATTCCGCCTTTTCCCGAGACAGTAGGCTATGTAAACAGGATTTTGCAAACAAGCGCCCTCGATCAATATGGCTTAGGGCCTTCTCCTAGACCCCCGCAGTTTGTTGAGGCGCGAGAACCAAGCGTAGTAGAGGATCCATTAGGAGAAAACGTAAGGATGGGTGCGCCAAGAGCTGCATATCGACTTGATGAACCAATTATTGGGCCTTCCCACCAAGCGCCTGTTAACCCACTATTAGATTTGAGGAGTTTACAGCCTCGTAGACCTCCAGCCTACTCTCGCATACGAGACATGGCTCTTCACTCAGGTCTATTAAATAATTTAAGCCCATTAAGGCAAGCACAACTGGCAGTTCTGGATTTTGCAGCCGAGCAAGAAGGTAATAAAAGAAAGATTGGTGACCATCTATCAAGGCTAGGCGCTTTAATAAAGGATCCAAGTCTTCGCGCACTACATGACTTTTCGGCCGAAGAGGAGTAAGCGGTAAATAAATGGCTAACAATATTTTTCTAAAACGAGGCACTTTAAAGCCACAAGCGGATATAACGGCAGGACGAGGCTTTGCTGATGATGACAACCCAACTCCGTTGACACGGGCCGTAAATGCAGTTATGAATAAAATCGAACAAAGGCTAGCAACAATAGATAAATTTGTAGAAGACAACGAAGGGTTTGACCAAATACCACTAACCATGGAAGAGCAAGTGCACGTATTTGAGAATATGGATCCAAAAGATATGGAAATCCTAGCTAATATTTATGGCCCTGAAGCTGTGGTAAAAGCCAAAGATGAATATTTGAAGCGCCAATTTGTTAACGGAGGGGGAATTTAATGGCTTTAGTAAAAGACGACACTTATGGCGTAATCAACCCGAGCGGAGTGGTTGTAGTTCCACCTGCAGCGCGGCCTGGGGGGGCAATGGAACTTGAAAAACAAGGGCAGGTACACCTTATGAGTGGAGAACGTCCGCAAACTGAAGAGTTAGTTTTGTCTCCCTCGGTTAGACTATCTGCTGAGGCTCAAGCAATTATTGCTTTACAAAATCTAGGAAGTATTGTAGGAGATTGGTTTGCACAAAGACATTACAATGAAATGTTTAGGGTGCATCAACAAGCAACCGAAGACCCACTAAGATCTCCGTATACCAAAAAAGAAAAACCATATCATGGGGAGCAAAATGTAACCCCTGATAAGTTGCGTGAGTACTTTGAATGGTGGGCAGAGTCTGTTGTTCCTATAGATGCCGTTAGGCCAGACGAATCAACACCTAAAAGCGGGGATGTTGCAAATATAGATAGAGCTATAAACGATCCTAATCTTAATATTTTGATTGCGTGGGACGGGAGAAATATAAACAAGGATGTAACTGCTCCGAGTGGCCCTGCTTGGATTCCATATTTTAAGCAGCTTTTTGAGCTTAGGGAAGATCCTAATTCTGGGGATGAGCGGTGGATTTTAAATGAAACTAATTGGTCGGCTTTTGAACAGAGTACATTAAATCCTCTTTACGCAAGTGGAAATCTACATATTCTTCTTCCTGCGAGTGAGAGAGCTGCTCGCAATCAACCCCTCACACCAGATCAAGAGCAGTTACTTAATATTGTTATAGCGAACAGTGGTAGGTCGGTTGGATCGCCTGGGGAAATTAAAAGCCGTGACGCGCAAGCCGACAAAGACTTTGAGCTACTTAATTTGTCAAGTCCTAACGAAAAAACTGGAAGACAAGAAACGCCAGTTCAGCAGGGTATTTCTTTTCAAGGGGTAGCCTATAGCACTGGTATAGCAGGCAGGAAAAAAATACTTGATAAAGCAGTAGCTGACGTGGTGGATGCGCAACACGGCCGAGTATCGGCTGATGTTCATGCAGACGCTTCAATTGCTCCAGAGGCAAAGTTACAAGAAATCAACCGAAGGCTATCTACTGATGGGCCTACCATGGTTAGCATTATTAATGATGTAAAAACCCGCCTATCTACAGACCCTATGCTTGTAGGTCAAGGATTGGAAGAAATACCAGATGCTGAGTTAATTGCGAGTATAAGTTACAAATTGCCATTAATAAGTGAAGATCAGTTAACTCAAGCTCTTCGGAGTGCACAGCAACAAGAAACAATACCAGCAGAAGCAACAGCCAGTGCGCCGTATAGAGGTGAAGGGGAATATGGCTTTGCGGGAGACCCACAGTCTGCTCTTGCACCAGCAGATATTCCACCTGCTTTTGAAACACTGAGCGGTAACGTTGTTACAGAACAACTTAGTAAAGAGGTTGGAGAAGCTGCTACGGCTATACGTGAAGGGACATTGGGTGCTGACGAGGCTAGCGCAATATTTAAGGGTTTATTTGACGCGGTCGAAGCTAACGTAAACCCTAATGGGCAAGGATACATAAATGACTACGGCTTTGGGATAAAACTATTTGGTGATGGGGATGGAACTGGTGTTTTGGAGGGCCTGGTGAGAGCAGTCACAAGCGATAGCAGTTACTCGGTAAGCGATGCTCTAACCCATTTGAATTCATTTATAACCCATTCACGCCAAATGAGGGACAACGCTCTTGCGCGTCAAAGAGAGCAGCAAGTCTCCAGGATTCAGGCACGTAGAGACTTTGATAAACAGCAACAGGAGCGAGGAGTGGCCTTGGCTAACCTTGCAACTGCGCAAGAGCAGGCAATGGGTGACTATGCGATGGGCTTATTGGCACGACGAAACGAGTTGCCAACTATAGGTATAGGTAGGCAGTATGGGGGCGCTGAAATTTATCAAGATATAGCTAGAAGAAAAGGGTTGCCTGTGCCAGAGTTTCAGCCCTCAGTGCTAGAAAATATGTACGTACCTGATTATGCAGCCGCTTTTGCACAGGCGCAAGAACAGATACGGCAAAGTTACCCTCACACTGACAGAGAAGTTTACGTAGAAGAGCAGGTAAGATAATGGCCCCAGTACCATCAAATTTATCAGCGTATACCGAAAACGATAGAAACGAATGGCTATCTAGTAATAACTTAGAGGTCAATGGTAGGACTTCAGGGGAAAGAGACCAAGGTAGGCGGAGGCGGTTAGCGATTGAAAGTAAGTATCGCAACAATGTGAGACCTGGAGATGCGGGTATGCATGCTACACCACCAGCTTCACCACCAGCTTCACCGCAAACGTCTAGACTAGTTCGGGCGGGTGACGCAGATTTTCAAGCTAAGTGGACAAGAGCCTTCGGTGGTGGCAAATTGAGCCAGGGTGAGCAATTTGATATACAGCACAATTTAGACAGGATGGTTCCTGGTACAAATTACACATACAGAATGTACATGGATAATCCTGCTGCTTACGGAGGGGAAAGTGGTCGGCCACTAGCAGGGCCAAGCCGCGGTCGGCAGGCGGCACCAGACAATACTGCGCTAGGACAACAGGCCCTTAAAGAGGCGCAACAGCGCGCTAATGAAAGACCTGGGGGCGCAGGTAGATTCGAGGCAGTAACCCGACCAACTTTTGAGGAAACGCGCCCAAGGTTTTTAAATCGAGAAGGGGGATCAGCAATTGATGTGAGACCTCCTAGCTCTCCTCAAGGTACTGGTGGTGTTTCACCAGACCCTCAAGGTGTTGGGGGTACTCCTCCAGACCCTCAAGGTAATGGGACTACTGGAACTATTGGGACTACTGGAACTACTGGTGTAGCCAATGATATGCTTGATTTTGCAAACCAGCTAGCAAGAGACGCTACGGCGCAGCGGAAGCAGGACGCCTTTCAATTTGGCGTACAGGAACAGCGTTTTGACAGGCAGCAGCTTATAGATGAGGCAAGGGCTAATATTGCTGCCTTGACCGCGTTGCGAGAGCCTGGAGTCGGCCTTGTATCAATGTTTACCCAAAGAAGGCCACCTGGGGCACAAGTCCCCCTACCTCCAGAGCTGGGTGCTTTATTACGAGGTCAAACAGTGCCTGCTGCAGGAATTATCGGTGGTGACACCACATTTATGGATCCCGACCAACTAACCGCTGAGGTGTTTAGGGATGCTATGCGTAATGTAACGGCTAAAAACTACGCAGCTTTACAAGCAGATCCAACTGCGCTGGCTAATGTTATCTCGTTTGGGAACCTGGCGGGGGCTGATCCACTGCGAGCCTTGCAAAACATTCGTGCGACCCTTCCCAGTGCAAGAGACGTACAAGGCTCTATTCTTGATACCCAATATCGTGATCCTTCTCGGGTACTCTAATGGCCTCAAGGGATTACAACCCGTTTAAAAGTGTTCCGAGAGCACGTTTTAATAGCGTTCAGGCTTCTTTGTTTCAGAAAAATGCAACTCGTAGTATAAATCAACAACAAGCCGATCACTTTACGCTTGATGCAGAACGGCAAATTGCTGAGCTAGAGCGTGATCGCGGATTAATGCGAGGTATGCAACCTAAACAAGAAGACGAGGGTTTTTTAGGTAATATTCCTTTGGTCGGCGATATAGTACAGGGTGGGGGAACGCTTCTTGGTGGGGCCTTAGATGTTTTAAGCCGTCCTGGAACTATGATATCTGGTGCTGCGCTAGGGGCGCAACGGGATGGCCTTGGGGGGCTTGCAAGGGGAGCTTTAACAGGTGCTTTTGGTACCCAGGAAGAGCGTAGCAAAATGAACTTTGCGACCTTTTTAGAAGAAGCTGGCGGCCCATTTGCGGATCATGAGTGGCTAAGAAATACTGTTGGTCTTGGTATGGACTTTGTTTTAGACCCTTTGAACTTATTTGCTGTTGCGTCTGTTAGTAGCAAGTTAAAGAATGTTGGCAAAGCTATTGCGAATAAACAATTACGGGGCCAATCATTAGCAAATACATACTTTACTGCAAAAAGTTCTCCTGTTGCGCGAAGTGTGACTGATTTTATATCTCCTGCATTGGGCACAGTAGAAAAATCTAGGTTATTACGAATTGCTGATAATTACGTCGGAGAACAAAGAACAAAAATAAGAAATGGGTTGAATCAGTTTTACAAAGAACTTGGATTTACTAAAGGGTTAGAGGCCACTCTTCAAGTTCAAGCTGCTGAGGAAATAGCGGGGTTAATAACCGCAGGTGTAGGAGAGGCAGTTGCAAAAACTGGGCTGAAACCACAAGATATTATAAATGAAGAAATAACACAAAAAGCCTACGCTCGCCTTGAGGCGACGCATGGTAAGCCTTGGGCACAGCAAGGCGCAATCCCTGCTCAAGAGCTACCTGCCCAGTTTGCTCAAACATTCCCAGAGGGGTTACAGGACATTACCCCTGGGATAAAGGGAAGGTCTGCTGCTGAGGAAGCTGCCACTATTGGTGAAAATTTACTGATAAATATAGCAGAAGATTTTTTCGATAAGGAAAAGGGAAGTATACCTGCTTTATTTAGTGATATCGCACGAGGCATGATGAGTTCTGGAACGTATATACGGGGGCTAGCTGGCGGAAAAGAAGATTTGCTTCGAATTCAAAAAGGGCTTGGAGCAGCCATGTCAAAAGGTGACTGGGCTGGCTTCCTCAAAAAGCGTAAGCCTGGAGCCATAGAAAGACGCCAGGTTTTATCATTACCTATTGTTAGTGCATTAGATATGGCTGAAAAACGAGCTTATGCAATAGAAGACCTGACAAGGACTAAATACCTTGAGCCTCCTACAACCAAAAAGCAAATAGCTGAATGGGAAAGAAGAAGCTCTGCAATGAAAGATCAAGGCATTGGCGGCATAGTAGTGGATGAGATGGCTGATGCTGCGATAGCAGGATCTAAGGGGCAGACAGGCTTAATTTTTAAGACTCACATTGCAACAACAGGCGCTAATAAGGGTCGGCATGTTTTTACTAAGGTAAAAAGAAATGGGGCATTTGCAGGTAAGGCGGTCGACGATGTGCTTCGCTCCGATGAATGGAAGAATATACACAAAGGCGTTGAGTTTGATTATCACACACCTCATCGAAACCAATTTGTAATTAAAGATGTGTCGAAAATTGATGGGTCAGATCCATTACTAAAACACGCTACTAAAACATTTAGGGCTGGCAGTAAAGAGTATTTAATGCCTGTTGAGATGAAGGAGATGCTAGAAAGTATTGGGGATCCAACTCAAATGGCTGGCATTCTCCATTTAGGTGAGTTCTTCAACTCGTTGTGGAAGCCCTTTGTAACAACTGTTTCTTTAGGAGGGGTTCCATTATTTCCTGCATTTTTTGTGCGTAATGCTATTGGTTTAGTGTGGAACAATGTGTTGGCTGGCGTGTGGAACCCGTTGGATTATGTTGAGGCGGCTAAGATGATAGTTCGGAATCCCGAGGAAATCAGGATTCCTTTAGACCAAGCAGGTAAAGCAACACTGGCAGATAGAGCTGAGTCAATTAACAGAAAATACAATGACCAAATAGCTTTATTTGAGGGAGATGAGATCGTCCTTAGATCTGGGGCAAACAGAGCTGGCAATGAGGTTGGTGCCTCAGAAGTGCTGCGTGAAATACTTGAAGACGGGGGTTTGTTAAGTAGGCGATCGTGGGCGGAAGCAGGCGCAACAAGGGGTGGAGGTGCGGTGTCTGAGTTAGGAGTTAGGGAGCGCGGTAAATTAGCTTTTTTGCGGTTAACAGGCAAGAAGTCTGAAGCGGAGATTGAGCAGTACATTGCTCGCCGTGGACTAGCAGTAGATCGCATGCGAGATTTAATGGGTGACATGGGGGTAAACCTCGCCCAGCGTGAGCAAAGCGCCCTTACACAACATGTGGGTCGAATTAAAAACGCTAAATTGGGTAGGGTTGGTTATATGGGTGGCAGGCAAGCGCAAGTCCTTGACCCTATGCGCTGGGGGCGCACGCTCAACGAAACAATGGACAATATAGCTAAGATTGCACACTTCAGGGCAATGGTACGCAAGGGGGCTTCCTTTGATGAAGCTATTGAGTCGGCAAATAAGTTTATTGGTAACTACACTGAGACTTCTAAACGCATACAACAGATGTCTGCCATCATTCCCTTTTATCGTTGGACTAGATTTAACCTACCATTACAAATCGAAATGCTAATTAAAAAGCCGCAAATAGCATCCAAGGTTGGTTTAATTGAAGACACTGTGGGAGGTATGGGTAGTGAAAACGACCAGCAATTAGAGTCTATACTGGCTGAGGGGGCGACTTTACCTCAATACATGATGGAGAAATTAGGGGTCGTGTTAGGAGCAAATAAAGATGGTACAGTGCGTGTGGTTCGTGGGTTTGGCTTACCAATAGAAGATTTAAATAAGGTATTTTCTTTAGACCTAAAAAACACCTTTGAGAATTTAGCCTCTGAAGTATCTCCAATTCTTCGAGCACCACTAGAGCTGGCAACTGGGCATTCCTTTTTTACTGGACAGCCCATTGAAGATAAATCGTTTAGCAACTTTTATAAAAGAGCTTATAACTGGCAAGAAGCTGCTCCTGGCTTAAGAGAATTTTTTGGTGTAAGAAAGATTGAAGGCAAGGAGGGCACCCCAACAAGGTATGCGTCAAGCGAACCAATGAGAATGTACCTATTGGGAGCTTTGTTCGGAAGAGTGGCTTTAACCGTCCATGATGGATTGCAGTGGGCGACAGCGCAAGACGACGGAGTGGAGCGATGGAGCCTATTAACAGGTGTACGAGTAAAAGATGTTCATTTAAGGCATGACGAAAAAGAGCCTTTAGTAGATCAGCTCCAGAAAGACCCTGACTTAGCTGCGATTTATGATGCCTATAGGCAGATCCCAATTTATCCAGAATTTAATGATGCAGAACTTAGCGACAAGGCTGTTCGCGCAATGTCAGACATACAATCAATTGCACGTCTTATAAAGCCACGGTTTTCTCAGGCAACCAGTCGCGGACTATTTGATGCAGCGACTAAGATCTACGCAGACAAAGGAAATGAAGAAGGGGCGTTCTTAGCCCAACAAGTTAAAGATCGTGGGTATAAACGTAGCGGCTCAAAAACGAGAAGTGAGTTTGTAGAAGCCTACCCCATACTACGTGCTGCCTTAGAGGGAATGTCTCCCCAGGCTTACGAATGGTACACGGGTCGGTTT